TTTTTCCTCCATATCATCTTACCATTTGACTAAGGGATTCTATAAATTGTGATTTTTGTTTATTATGATTATTTATTTCTTCTATTTTATTCAGGTACTCTTGTCTTTGTGTATTCAAGTCAATTTGTTTCAGTTCATTGTATAGTTGTTGACTCTGTTGTATATACTGTTGAAGAGTATTTTGTTTTCCCTTCAATTCGTTAATCATACGAGTATCGCCCTGTAGTTGTTGCATCTCATTCTTTTCTAATTCATCTTCTTGGTTTTCAGGGTCCACGAATTGTGGGTCAGTTTCTTCTTGTTTCTTCAATTGTCCTTTCCAATTCATTTCTTATTCCCCACATCTTGTTCTGCGTATAGTGCTTCTAATTCTTCCTTCCATTGCCTTACTATTTCTATATGTTCTAAGTCCTTCACCATAGCCACAACGATTCCCATCAACCTACGCGCCTCTCTGTTCGTGAATCAACGTTTTGATTTCCTGCTTCTGCTGGTAATCCTGTGAATCTCTTATCAGGACCGGTTTCCATAGACGGTTTGTTCCTTGTTGCAGGTGGATTCTCCTGTGGCTTACTTCCCCCTGTTAGAGCCTGTTCCTGTAATTGTCCTAATTGCGATGCATCGACATTAGTACCTGCGAATGGGTCCGTTTCTATTGCCTTGTCCTCTTCCTCTGCCGGACCTTGTTGCTCAGGCTTTGGCTCAGGTTTGGAGAATAGGAATCTTCCCTCATCATCCATGTCAACCTCGAATCCTAGGTTCTTTATCGACGCTGCCACATTCACTTCTATCTCTCTCTTTCTCAGTTTGGCAATCTCATCCTCTTCCTCGGATGGTGGTAGTTTCAAATCCCAATCTGTTATTCCGAACTCCTTCGTTATGTATGGGAAGACGTAGTTGTTCCATATCGTCTGAGCCATCTCAACTGCTCTGTTGGTGACAAGTATCTGCATACCCTCGTTGTTCAACCCTCCACTGGAAGAATTGTCTGCCATGAAGATTTTACTTACTCCATAGAATGCGGATATTCTGTCTCTCAAATCATCCTTGACTGAGATGTAGTCCATCTCCTTGAGTGAGTCCATGAATTTAATCCACTCAACAGAACCCTGACCGCCTTCTCCCTCTATACCCATAACAGGTATGAAGTGTGGGTCTTTCTCCATTCGCTCCTTCACACCTCTCCAAAAGGACTTCATTGATTCGATGTTCCTTGTTTGAACAGCGAGTAATCCCCTTGGCATTCTTGCTTTCGTGTATGATGAGTTGACATAGTTATCCATCGCAATCAATGTGGTAATGGCATTGAACAGGGTAATGACAGGAGAAAGCCCATACAGCCTACCGGGTGAGTATTTGCTGAAATGCAGGACTTCGTTCTCAAGATAGTATTGCTCCATGCCATTCACCCTGTTCACATAATGCACAGGATAGAGAGAGACACCTCCACCACATGTCTCACATCTTGCTCCGGGGTCTTCTGTGATGAAGTCCCTGTGTTTTATGCAGGTGAATCCCTTGTTTCCTCTTTCTCCGTACTCGTCTGCGTAAATATGCATCGTCACAGGGTCGCCTCTGAAAATCTCCTTTATCCTGTGCATACGAATAACACCATTATTGTCCAAAAAGTATTCCTTGACCATAACGAGGTATGCGTCATCCATGATGTTGAGGTCGTCTTCCATTTCTTTCAGAACCTCGATGAAGAGTTGCTGTGCCTTGTTGACACTTCCATCTATGAATTTCTCTATGTACTTGAGTTGCTCAGGGTCAGGCTTCTTCAAATCTGTTGAACCACATTCTACACACTCATCAGTAGGTCTTTGATGCTCCTTCCCACAGGAGTTGCACTTCCTTGTGAATCTCTCTTCCCAGTGATATCCCCTTCTGAAAATCTCATTTTTCAACTGGGTGATGCAAGTCCTGAGAACTATAGATTGATTTGCAACGTGGTAAATGACAGGCGATGTAATCATGTATGAAACATCTTTCTCCTGTATCCCCGGATTGTACACCTTCCTGTCTCCGGGTTTAGGAGTGGTTCTCCTAAACAGGTTTGTTATGGAGAATCTTCTTCTTTCCTCGACCATTCAAATCACTCTTCCTCTTCCTTGTTCGGTCCCTTATGCTCAAAGAGAAAATCACTAGCATCATCTAGACTTGACCACTCATCTTCGTCCAAGTCGTATTCCTCCGTGATTTCCTCTAAGTCATCAATGGCATCATCCAAGTTGCCCTTCTTGACCGTATCCAACTCACTCATGAGATTCATCTTAGTGTTTTCCTTGTATTTGGCTATGTTGTCCAAGTCTATATCATATCTAGCCCAATCGAACTTTCTGTTGTCCTTGTGGTTCTCGTACTTCATCAACTTGAACAACTCTGCAATCCTAGGCTTTGCCCAAGACTCCTTCTTGTATCCCTTCTTTATCTTGATTAACTCCAACAGTATGTCTGCTTGCTCCGCCTTCAGTTTGAAGTGCGGTCTGCATTTTGTCAACAGGTCATACACATCTCTCTGCGAGTAGAAGTTCAATCTGTTTATCAGACGGGTATCCTGTGGTGACTTCTCATCTAGATGCAACCTGCCGCCTAGTGATTTCTGCATCTCCAACATGAATGCCTTGCCCCTGTCACCAGTAGCGACTAATCCAACCCTAGGGTTGTTGTTCTTGTCCATCGTGATATATCCATCAGAGTCGATGAACGCAGCAGTGTATGCATAGATGTCCTTCTTGATATCATCAGACAACTTGAACATTTGACCATTGACATTTGTTATGTTCATCTTCTTCGTCATATTGGCAATCATAGGGGCTGTGGATTTTCTCATCAGGTTATCAGGTAGTCTGTCGTGTATCTCCCTAGATGATATTCCGGGTGATTCACATACCATCTTCGTTATCGTATCAGCCAATACATCCTTGACGGACTTGGTGTTGTAGTTCTTGTATATGTTCTTGAACTCCTTCTTGGAGAGTGCCATCTGCTTCGTATGCTGTGCATACTCAGGACCGAGGGATGTGGACTTCCTGAATAGTTTGGCCTCCCAATACTTACACACCTCATCAACCAGTGCAGCCCTAGTCTCATAGTCGTCTATCTTGCTTATTTTTATCAAGTCGGATTCCTTGAGAACCATGTCCTTGACAGCGGGTTTGTATTTGCTAATCCAATAAATCGCATCTATGCTCTTTTCTAAATGGTCACTATATCCATCAATGAGATTATCGATTGCCTTGGTCATCTCTATCTTCTTCTCCCCCTTGAGGGTTCTCCTGAACATTCTCATCTGCTTCACTATATCGGGTATGTCTCTTCCCTCAATCTCGTATCGCTTTACAACGACATCGAGTTTTCTACGAGCATCAGTTAGGGAGATTGAGTTCTTCTTGGCGAAGTTCTTGACGATGTTCTCATGACTGTCAAGTGATTGCTTGCTCAACCAAGTTTTCTCTAGTTCAAGATTGTCTCTTATCTCCTTCTGTTGTTCCTGTAATTCCTCTTCTTCTTCCTTGAGGTCGGCAAGTCGTCGTAGTTCTGCTGCTGTCTCACTCATTTTCTCACCTCTCAGAAGTTAATCCCCATCATTCCTAATCCACTTTGTTGTCGTGGCCTCGGACCAGTATCGAAGATATCCAAATCATCCAACAATATGAAAGATTCTGCCTGACCCTGTGCTGCTGCATTTGCCAAGGCTAGTCCCATGACTAAATCATCATGCGCCCCAACACCCTCGAATCTACCTGAATCGGTTATTGAGAACATGGATAATTCCTCGATGAGAAGGTTCGTTATCTGCCTACTATTATTATCGCCATACGGGAATCTCATCTTGCCGTTCTCTATGTTCATCTGTAGATTCAAGATTATCTCCTGCTTCTTCTTACGAGTAGTATCGAAGTCCTTCACGTTCAAATCAGATATGTTTCTCAACTCCTGTGTGAACGCCTTGGCAAAGGTATTCGTTTCATACAGGATTTGCTCAGGCTCAAATATCTTCCCCACCATTCTGAGTTTATTCAGATTCTCCCTGAACTCCACATTCTTAGCCCGGTCAACATGCACGACGGTTTTGTTTTTCTCTTCATCTACCTCTAGAACAACGATGACATTGTAATCCCCATCAGTGGATATCGCAGGGTCAACCCCGACATAATACTTGTAGCCCTTCTCTTTCCGATGACCCAGTTTCAAAACGTAGTCCTTGTTCTTGCACTTCGCTACGAACTCAGGATTGAACAATGCGGTTCCTGTAGATATTGGAACACATAGATACTCTCTTGTGAATTTCAAAGAACCTATCTCTGCCTTCCTCTGCATTAGCGCATCATAGTTCCAACGCTCAGGCCAAAGTGGTTCATTCAAAGAATTCAGACAAGGATACTTGTTGACGGTATACGCCTCGTTTTCTTCCAACTGAGAAAATATATCGGTGTATGTGAATGGTGTGCCAATCATCCTTAATTTCGATGTATGGTGAAGTGTCGGTATCATATCTCCGAAGAACCAGTCAGTCACTCTCTGTATTCCTGACATGCTGAATTCCTTCAGAGGGTCGTCAATGATAATCTCCTGCGGGTGAAGACCACGAATCTGAGAACCAACGGAACGCTCTAGAATCGCGTTGCCATTGGTGAGTTGAATATTACCGATAGCCCAACCCCTAGAGGGCTTGTATGGTTTCAATGCTGGATGATTGAAGTATCGGTCTATCTCCCTCATGTGAACAAGCGTCTGCTTTTGGTTCGATGAGATGTATAGCATCTGATATGGTGGCTCTTGGAACACTAGATTCCATACCACCCAACTGTGCATGAAGACCGATTTGCCGTGGTCACGACTACAGACGATTACCGTTCTATCTGTTGACTCCATGTGTTCGAGCCATTCTTGCATGTATGGCGGGAACATCTTTCCCAATAGATTCTGAAAGAAATATGGAAAGGAGTTCTTCGACAACTCCATATCCATTTTCGTGACAAAATCTAGGTTCTCTAACTCCATGCTCACCACTTGACTTTATCAGCCCAATAAGCAGCAGAAGTCTTTCCTCTCTTTATGTTCTTAGCATGGCGAGCCTTGAATGATGCTCTCTTCTTTCTTCTCTTACCCTTGGGATTTTTCTCTGTGACAGTATCAGCACCTTGCTGACCGAAACGAATCGTCTTGACTTTATCGCCATCTCTAACTACAACGACATGGGATTTCTTCGGATGCTTAGGGGTTCTCTTTGGTTTACTGAATCCACTCACACCTGCTCTAACTAACGCAGGGTGACGTTTTTTCTTTTTCATGATATCAAACCAAGTCAAGACATCACCTCCCTAATGTATGCCCTACCAATCATCTCACCTATTTGCTTTCCTACTTTCTTGTCCGATGGATAATGCACACCCATCTCGACCCTAGCATCTGATATCTTCTCAGCGACATCCATCAGTGCCTTCTTTTTATCAGGGAATTTGTGCGCTAATGCAACGGCGATTCCAAATGCCTCTATCGAATGACCACTTGGGAAGGAGGGCGTATCGATAGTATGTGTTTTTGGTTTCTCTATCTTGTCACTGACCTGATACGGCCTTGCTCTGTTATACCTCACCTTCTCCTTCGTGGTGTATATCTCCAAGTCATTGATTAAATCCGCATAGTCCTCTTCCTCGTCATCGACCAAATCAAAGAGCATGTCCCTAGCATCGACATCTGTTTCCTTCATCTCGACTGGTTCTAGTTTCTTGTTCTTCATAGCAGCCAATACAGCGGGAATCTCTTCCTCATTATCAGGATGGGTGAATTTTGGAATATCTACTTTTAATTTAGGAGTGGCTTTCAAATGCCCTTTCTTCTTGTCAGACAACTCACCGGTCCAACCACCGTTTTTCTTCAGTATGTTGAACCAACTCATTTCTTCCTCTCCTTGGTTTTTTTCTTCTGCTGCTCTATGAATCTCCTATAGACAGCCGCTTCCTTTGTCTTTCCCATCTCCCTCGCTCGCTGCTCCATAGCGATAGCAGCCTGTGTCTTATGCGCGTGGCTACGGCCACTTCTTCTTATTTTCGTAATAGATGATTTAGCAGTCTCGACATCCTTGAAGCCCAAACCGTGTATTGTTCCCTTTGGATTCTCATCAGTATACAGGTCGGAATGTTTCTTCGAGTTAGCACGTTGTCCCTTCTTCCTCGGTATCCTAGGAGCCTTGCGAACAAGGGAGAACCAAGCCATACTACTCCTTCTCCAACTCTTCTTCTATCTTTTCTTTCTCTTCTCTGAGTTGTCTGAAGTCATCTGCGTCTATGTCTCCATCCTTGTCCTTGTCTAGTTTCTTCTGTCCACCAACAAGTTTCTTCTTCAGTGTGTCTTTCCAATCCATCTTCATCTCACCATTTGCTCTACTTTCATCAATGTATTTTTCATGAGTTTTATTTCCTCATCTGAATAATCTTTTAGATTATCTCTATCTACTCTGTCGTTGATATCATTCAATACAATTGCTACTTTCTTGAATAATGATAGCATCTCCTTGTGTCTATCTCTATCTACAGTATACTCTATGACTTCCTTCTTCAATGTATCAACCCATCCTTCCTCTACCATAATATCACTTCTGACTGAATTTCTTCCCTGTCGGGACATGCTGTTTACCAGCCTTTCTTCCCTTTCTCTTCTTGGCATCTTGATATCTCAATGTCGCCTTGGGTGTTTTCTTGTATGTCGCTCTAGGCATGTATCTTCCCTTTGTCTTTGAAGGTGCTTTCTTCCCCTTCTCTTTAGCACGATGCTGTTCAGCACTTCCCCAATCCTCATCTGTCCAAGTGGATAAATCCCTCTGAGTCTTTCTCTTCGCTTTAATGGTAGAGAACCAATCAGTCACGATAGCCACCACCTGCTCTCTTGTATGCCTGTGCCAACATCTGTGCCTTTCTTGCTGACCACTTACCAGCAGGACCACCCTTGCTACCAGCCTTTATTCTCTGAAATTGTCTCTTTCTCATCTTGGGCTTCGTGTAGTTTCCTGCTTGATTAACCGTGGATTTTCTTTTCTTCTTTGCCTTGATGGTAGAGAACCAATCTGATTGGAGTATGTCTTCGTGACGATACCTCATAGACCCACCATACCTATCCAATATAGTCTCCAATTTGAATAGTTTTTCTTTGAACTCAAGACTAACCTTATTGTCCTTGTTGTTTTTTCTATCCTTGGCTAAATCAGTTAGTTCCATTATGAGATTTCCAACAATGACCCTATCTCTAGGGTCCATGTTCTTTCTTCCTATCTTATCGACTCTTACCTCTATGTCGATAAGGAAGTCATTGAACTCTTTATCGGTAAATGTCCTATCTGTTGGTCCTGCAAAACCAAATGGCGATGGCGATACTTCTGTAAAGGGTTCTTTCTTTTTATTCAACATATCATCAAACCAATCCATTGACTTCTTGTAGCCTGAAGCATAAGCGGCTGCTGCTTGTCTTTCTGCATCTTTACGGCTACGGTAGACTTTACCACGCTTACCCCACTTATAACCGCCTTTGACTTTTCTTATTGGCATATAAATTCCCCTCTCTCAACTCAGTAAATATTTCCGCTGGAACTTTTTACTCCTTCCTCACATAGTAGAACCACTTTACAGCGGGTCTGTAGAATAGTTTTCTTATTGCCGTCCGAGGGCCTCCCGGCATTCTCTCGAACAATCGCAGTATCTCATCGGGTATGTCCTCTTGACCAACTACCTTCCCATCTTCATATTGCATTTCCTTGAATCCCTGTCCTGTGAATACGGGTAATCCCTTCTCCTTGGCATATCCCACGATTGGCCTGTTGCTATGCATGTCAATGACCTTCTCAGAGATGAATCTACCAGCACCTTGCGTTTGCTCTCTAGGTAATCCTGATTCCTTAGCATAACTCACAAGACCACTGAGAAGATACACGTCCTCGTATGGTGCTATTCCTTGAACCGCTATTGGCTTGCCATCCAAATCAGGAGCGTATGCTATGTAGTACCTAGCGGGTGCGGATTCAAAGAC